TGAGCCTCTGCTGCAAACCATTGAGCTGATGGAAGATGAAGACATGCCCGACCAGGTGCGCGCCAAACTGCACAAAATCACCGGTTATGTGCTGCGTGACAGTGGCCGGGGCGAACTGGCCCTGTCCCATCTTCACCGCGCACTCCAACTGCATACCGGTTGCGGCGTCAAAAAAGACATTGAGCGGCTGGCCGTGAAGTTAAAGAACGCCGCCAGCCGCTAACCCGAACGCTCCCCGAGCCGGGCGGCACGATGGCCGCAACAGAATTCATCTTGTTAACGCCATCGTCCACCGCCCACCCATTCTGATATTGAGGTTGCCATGACCACTGTTGTTATCCCCGCGCCACGGCCTGACAAAACGGCTGAACCGGTGATTGAAAATACCTTTTTCTGGCCTGCGGTTGACCCGATAAAGCTGCGCGAATTGTTGCGCCTTGAGGGAACCGTCACCGCCGAGCGCCTGCGCTTTACCATCAAGAGCGCTATTGCTGAGGTCAACGCCGAGCTATACGAGTACCGCAGTGACCAGATGGCCGCCGGTTTTAAAACACTGGCCGAGGTGCAGGCCGAGCAACTGGACGGCGAAAGCATCCAGTTGGCCGAATACCAGCGAGCAGTCTGTGCTATTACCGCCGCACTGCTGGCCGAGCGTTATCGCGGCTATGACGCCAGCGCGCGTGGTGATAAACGCGCGGAGGCCATTGAGAGCACCGTTGATGAGTTGTGGCGTGATGCGCGGATTAGCATTCGCAACATTGCCGGGAAGTCTCACAGCATTATTGGCCTTATCTGATGCAGGTCAACGCGTTGCAAGGCGACACGCTCGACGCACTGTGCTGGCGGCATTATGGCCGCACACAGGATGTGCTGGAGCAAGTCTATGACGCGAATCCGGGGCTGTCGGAACTGGGGGCCATCCTGCCCCATGGCTATCCGGTGCAGTTGCCCGACATGGCCCCGGCGGCCCAACGTGAAACCGTTCAATTATGGGATTGAAAATGGAGAAATTTAGCTCTGCGGTAGCCTATGTCTTGGCGCTGGTACTGGCGTTTATTGGCGCACTGAGTCCGCAAGATATCGCGTTTTATGTGGCAGCGGTGGCCGCTGCGGCGACCTGTTTTATCAACTGGTACTACCGGCGCAAGAGCTATTTCTTGCTGAAAGAGTTGGCTATCAGGCGGGAGGTGTTCGATGAACTCAATCGTTAAACGCTGTCTGGTCGGGGTCATTCTGGCACTGGCCGCTACCTTGCCAAATTACCAGACGCTCAACACATCGCCCGCCGGGCTAAAACTGATCGCCGATTATGAGGGCTGCCAGCTCAACGCCTACCAGTGTAGCGCCAACGTCTGGACAAATGGCATCGGTCACACGGCCGGCGTTAAGCCGGGCAGTGTTATCAGTGAGCGTCAGGTGGCGGTCAATCTGGTCGCTGACGTGCAGCGGGTCGAACGGGCTATGGCGGTGTGTATGCCGGTTGCCATGCCGCAACCGGTCTATGACGCGGTAGTGTCGTTCGCCTTTAACGTCGGTACGGGGGCGGCCTGTCGCTCGACGCTGGCCTTTTTTGTCAACAAGGGCGACTGGCGTAGTGCTTGCAATCAGTTGCCGCGCTGGGTGTACGTCAACGGCGTGAAAACCAAAGGGTTAGAACGTCGCCGCACCACCGAGCAAACACACTGCCTGAGCGGGGTCTGAGATGCGCACATTAATTCTGTTATGGATATGGGTTTTTATGATGGGAGTGCTGGCATGGCATGCTCATAACCTGAAAAAAGAGTTAGACAACGCCAAGCTGGTGATTAGCACTTTATCCGCTGGGATTGAGAGCCGAGACAATGCGATCACCCGCCTGCAAGATGAGGCCCGGCAACAGGCAGACAATGAGCGGGCATTACGGCAATCACTGAGCAACGCCAGCACCTTGTCATTATCTCGTGAACAGAGAATTCAAAGGTTACTCAATGAAAATAAAGTCTTGCGTGATTGGTTCGCTACTGCTTTGCCTGCTGGCGTTATCCGGCTGCACCAGCGCCCCACGTTCGCCAACCCCAACGATTATTTACGTTGGCTGTCCGACGGTGACCAGTTGCCCGCTGCCGGGCAGCAGTCCGGCGGTTAACGGTGATTTAAGTGCCGATATCCGTCAGTTAGAAACCGCACTGGTGGCCTGTGGGCTGCAAGTGGAAGCTGTTAAACAGTGTCAGGAACAACACCATGTTAAAACCCAAACTGTTACGCCAAGCCTTAACCGACAGTCTGCAACTGTTCCAGACTAACCCGGAGCGGCTGAAAATGTTTGTTGATGGCGGGCGAATTGTCTCAACACTGGCCCCGTCGCTGTCTTTTGAAAATCAATATACGCTGACGCTGTTTATTGAGGATTTTCCCAGTGATGTTGATTATCTCTTTGTGCCGATACTGGCATGGCTGCGGGAACATCAACCGGACATCATGGCGACGGAGGAAAAGCGCCGCACCGGTTTTATTCATAAGGTTGATGTCATTAGCGATGTGCTGAGTGATATCCGTATCGACTTGCAACTGACTGAGCGGGCTATTGTAAAAGAGATAGACGGCGCACTGCATGTTAACCATGCGCTGGAGCCGACTTGGCCGGGGGCGTCACCACGGCCAACAGCCATCTATTTTAACGGTAAAACAGTCAAATGAATGAGTTAAAACCCTTTGATGATGCACTGGCCGGGCTGATTGCCAGTCTGACACCCAAGGCGCGCAAAGCGCTGGCGGTGACGGTTGCAAAGCGCCTGCGGGCCAGTCAGCAACAACGCATCAAACGCCAGCAAGCGCCCGACGGCACCCCGTATGCCGCCCGTAAATCTCAACCGCTGCGTAAACCCAAGGGCCGGATTAAGCGGGAAATGTTCGCCAAGTTGCGCACCGCGCGCTATATGAAAGCCAACAGTAGCTCTGATGCGGCGGTGGTTGAGTTTGCCGGGCGCGTGGAACGAATGGCGGCAGTGCACCATTTTGGCCTGCGTGACCGTCCGAACGTGCACAGCAAAGATGTGCAGTATGACGAAAGGCCGTTGCTGGGTTTCAGTCAGCAAGATATTGCCATAGTCGAAAGTATTATCACTGATACATTAGCAGGCCATTAAATATTAATGACCTGCTAATTGGCTTATTTACTATTTTTCAAGTTGCCAATAATTTTAGCAATTTGTTCTAATCCGTCAAATGTTGCAGGAACATTATCTCCGTTGGTTACTATACTTGAGAAAATTATATTCTCAAATTTAGCCAAAGAGTCGGGGTCTTGCTGTTTCATCCCAATAGAGTAGTCACCATAATTTTGAATAAATCTGCAAAGTGTTTTTCTTAGTTCTATTTGTGAAAGCTGTGCTTTTATTGAATTGTAATTTTGCAACGAAATCTTGAAATAATATATTAGAATTATAGTTATAGAAAATACTGGAATAACTGAAAAATAATCCACCCAAGAGGTGTAGTTCTCTTTATTTAGAGATAGATGCCTCACTTCATAAATCAATGGGGTCAGTACCATCAAAGCCAAGAAACATACTAGCCAGAATGATTTCTTTTTCTCTTTTACTTTCTCATCACTAAGTTCTTTAAACCCATCATACAAACCAACAAAGTTGAAGGCATTTTCGTACTTAATTAATGCTAATTTCAAATTATCTACTTTTACCTCTCTCTCTTTTATTTCACTATCCCATTTATCCTTTAACTCCTCAGCATTTCGGTATTCATTTGAAAGAGCCTTCAATATATCTACATTGCCACTGCTAAGAATGTGCTTATGTAAGTCTATAGGCATTTCTCTTTCCGCATATGTAATTTGCTCTTTACCTATTGGTGAAAACTCATCTACTCTATAAAGTCCAAAGTCTTTAATTTGCCTAAATGACATGGTTAATATTTCAGGCGAAGTGATATAACGTTCCAATAAAAATCTAAAACATACGGAAAACATAGTATCGAGCTTGTCTTCATTCGAGCTAAATGAATTGAGCATTTTAATAAATGAATCGCCAACATTAACTATATTTAATTGAGCATACTTATCCCATTCATTAGGTTCAGAATGGAAGGATTTCATAAGTAGGTTGATATATTCATTTCTTTTTTCGGAAAATTCATTCCCATTTTTTTCTATCTTATTCAACTCAGCAAGATAGGTGCTAATTAGTGCTCTGACACCATCAGTAGTAAAAAAACTCATAAGTTTCATCTCTCAAATTTAATTAATAAACGAATACATCATAATATTTATAGATTATCAGTTGTCTCATCTATGGCACAAGCATGTTTCGTAGCGTTGGAGGTTTAGAATCTCGAAAATAGATGCATGAACACTCAAACCCAACTTACTGAAATTCTGCGCCTGCTGCGCAACCTTATCCGTATTGGTACGGTGGCCGAGGTCGATCTCGACCAAGCCCTGTGCCGTGTGGCGACAGGGGACAATACCACCGGCTGGTTAAACTGGCTGACGCTGCGCGCCGGTCAATCACGATCATGGTGGGCACCGTCCGAGGGGGAGCAGGTGTTGATATTATCCCTCGGTGGCGAACTGGATACCGGCTTTGTGTTGCCGGGCATTTTCTCTGATGACTTCCCGCCACCGTCTGCCTCGGCCAATGGCCTGTATATCACCTTTCCTGACGGTGCAACGTTGCACTATGAACCTGATAGCGGCGAGTTGCTGGCTGATGGCATCACAACGGCGGTTATCAATGCCAGTGAATCGGTGAATGTCACCGCCCCCACTATCACCTGTGCCGCCTCGGTCAAAATCCTGCTGGATACGCCAGAAGTGGAATGCACCCACAACCTGACCACCTCCACACTGAATGTGATCCAAGGCGGCAAGATGAGCGGCAACATTGAGCATTCCGGCGGTTCGTTCACATCAAATGGCGTGGTGGTTGATAAACATGACCACGGCGGTGTGCAGCGCGGTGGTGACTATACGGTGGGGATTAAATGACAACAGCTAAATATCTCGGCATGAGCCGCAACGCCGGGCAAACCATTACCGACGCTGACCACATCAGCCAGTCTATCGCTGACATTCTTATCACCCCTGTTGGTTCGCGGGTGATGCGCCGCGCTTATGGTTCGCTGCTATCGGAGCTGATTGACCAGCCACAAAATCCGGCCCTGCGCCTGCAAATTATGGCCGCCAGTTACAGTGCCATTTTGCGCTGGGAGCCGAGGGTCAAACTGACGGGTATCACATTTGAAACCACCTTTGACGGGAAAATGGTGGTTGATATCACCGGCACCCGCACCGATAGCGCGGCCCCCCTCTCTTTAACCATCCCTGTGAGCTAACCCTATGGCAACCATTGACCTGAGCCTGTTACCCCCGCCTTTTGTGGTGGAAGAACTGGATTATGAAACCCTGCTGGCCGAGCGCAAAGCCACGCTGATATCTCTTTACCCAGAAGAACAGCGCGCCGCCGTGGCCCGCACGTTGTCGCTGGAATCTGAGCCACTGGTCAAGCTGTTGCAAGAAAATGCTTACCGCGAGGTGATATTGCGCCAGCGCGTTAACGATGCGGCCCGTGCGGTGATGGTGGCCTATGCCGTCGGCAGTGATTTAGACCAGCTCGGCGCAAATAACAACGTTGAGCGGCTGGTTATTACCCCGGCTGACCCCACCGCCATTCCGCCGATTGACGCGGTGATGGAATCTGACAGTGATTTCCGGGTGCGTATCCCGCAAGCCTTTGAGGGCTTGAGCGTGGCGGGGCCAACGGGTGCGTATGAATATCACGCCAAAAGTGCTGACGGGCGGGTCGCTGATGCCTCGGCAATCAGCCCAACACCCGCCTGTGTCACGGTTACAGTGTTGTCGCGTGAGGGTAACGGTGAGGCCTCGGCCGAGTTGTTGGCGGTGGTCGAAGCCGTGCTGAATGATGAGAATACCCGGCCGGTGGCTGACCGGGTCACGGTGCAATCGGCCCGCATTGAAGACTATGAAATTGACGCGGTGCTCTACCTGCATCCGGGGCCGGAAGCGGAGCCGGTGCGCATTGCGGCTGAGAAAAAACTGACTGCCTTTGTCACCGCACAGCGCCGCCTCGGCCGCGACATTCGCCTGTCAGCACTCTATGCCGCGCTGCATGTTGAGGGGGTACAGCGGGCGGTGATTAATGCCCCGCTGGCCGACGTGGTGCTGGATAAAACTCAAGCTGCTTGGTGCATCGGCAGCACTATCACTGTCGGAGGGACGGATGACTGACCGTTTATTGCCTGTCGGTTCCTCGGTGCTGGAAGTGGCCGCCGCGCGCGCCTGTGCTGAACTGGAAAACACCCCGGTTCCGATTCGCCAGCTGTGGAACGCCGACACCTGCCCGCTTGAATTGTTGCCTTATTTGGCATGGGCGTGGTCAGTGGATCGCTGGGATGAGAAGTGGCCGGAAGCCACTAAGCGCTCAGTGGTGAAGTCCTCGCAGTACGTCCACAAACACAAAGGCACCATTGGCGCGATTCGTCGGGTGGTCGAGCCGCTCGGCTATCTCATCAAGGTGATTGAGTGGTGGAAGACCAACGAAACCCCCGGCACCTTTCGCCTTGATGTTGGTGTGTTGGAGACCGGTATTACCGAAGAAATGTATCAAGAGCTTGAGCGGCTGATAGACGACGCCAAGCCATGCAGCCGCCACTTAGTCGGCCTGTCTATCAATCTCGACAGCAACGGCCCGCTGTATGTCGCCGCCGGTAGTTACAGCGGTGATGAGCTGACCGTATACCCGTATTTACCTGAAACCATAACCGTGACCGGCGAGGGTTACGCCAGTGCCGCAATCCACATTATCGATGACCTGAGAGTGAACCCATGACAGCGAGATTCTTTGCTTTACTGACCAACATCGGCGCGGCCAAGCTGGCGAACGCCACCGCCCTCGGCACCCGCTTAGAGATTACCCAAATGGCGGTCGGGGATGGCGGCGGAACCCTGCCAACCCCCAACCCGGCACAAACCAAACTGGTGAATGAGCAGCGCCGCGCCGCCCTTAACATGCTGACCATTGACCCGATTAACACCAGTCAGATTATTGCTGAACAGGTTATCCCTGAGACTGAGGGCGGGTGGTGGATCCGGGAGATTGGCTTGCTGGATAAAGACGGTGATTTGGTTGCGATTGCCAACTGCGCCGAAACTTATAAGCCACAATTGCAAGAGGGCAGCGGGCGCACCCAAACCATTCGGATGATTTTAATTGTCAGTAGCACGGCTGCTGTCACGCTGAAAATCGACCCGTCAGTGGTGCTGGCTACGCGCAAGTATGCTGATGATAAAGCGATTGAGGTTAAGCAGTACGCTGACAACCTGCTCACCGAGCATGAGAAATCACGCAATCACCCGGATGCCAGTAAGACCGAAAAGGGCTTTGTTAAATTAAGCAGTGCCACAACCAGCGATAGCGAAGTGTTAGCCGCCACGCCGAAAGCGGTCAAAACAGTCGCCGAAGCAGCAGCGAAAGCATTGGGAGACCACGGCAAAGACGCTAATCCGCACGACCAGTATTTTCAGATTGCCAATCTGTTATCTGAGATTAAAGCACTGGGGCCAGCCGCACTGGCTGAGACTCTCGCAAACCTTGGTTTAGGCGACATCAGCACTAGGCTGCCAAAATTTATAATTTTATACCCTGATGGTACTGAATCCGCACCGGCAATAATGACTAAAAATATAAGAAAAGCCATTGCAAATCCTTTCCCCGGTAGACGAGTTGAAGCATTAGTTGAGGTTCTAATTGCAGGGCAATGGGGAGCGACGGGATGGCTTTATAACCCCAATGTGGCTGGTTTTGGTAGTGGCATTTCCGCATACCCATACGGTTCCAACTCATCAGATGATTTTATAATAATTCAATCTGGTGGGTTAGAAGTTACAACAAGTAGCTCAAGCGCAGGGAACCCGCACGGAATTAGCGCGCAAGTAACATCAGCCCCTTATCGCATAAGAATTAAAACGGTGAATTAATGAATAAATATTATGGAAAAAAAGATGATTCAACGGAGTTTTCATTTGAATCAGGGTTAGCTATTGATACCAAAGGCTGGATATTAATGTCTGGCTCGCGCCCAACACCAGAGCATATTGCTAATGAGGGCGGCGAGTGGGTACTTACTGATACTCTGCCTGAAACTATATAGATAGATAAAATATACCGGGTAATTAAGCCCGGTGTATTAATTATTTTGGCGATTCTGGCCACTCGATACTCGGCGCTTTTGATATATCAATCCGCATCAAAGCAACTCGATATTTACGCCACTCCGCAAGATCTGCTATTTCCTTTTCGCTGGCGCTGCCATCATCGACAGTATCTTGACGCCATTCAATTTCTGAATCAGCAACCGATTTTAACTGGCTCTTTTTAGCATTAACACTCTCGACTAATTCCTCGTGGGTTGGGGGGGGCAAATCGACCCATGCGGGCCTCCCTATAGCAACACCTAATATTTTTCCAATGGGGGGTAATTGTCGCCAGTAAGTGCCTAACTCTTCATCAGTAACGACAACAAGATTATTTGAAATTTCTGGAGGGTAACTTTCATCTTGAACCATATAGTCAGGAATGAACGTTATTAATGATGGACTAAATAATGCTTTCATATCAGTATCCTACTGCAAAATAATCGACAGAAATTGCAATGCGTGTTGTTGCGTTAGTCCAGCCAGATAGAGCGAAACTTGAAAGAGATTTACTGGCATATGCTGCCCATGCGCCATTGGTATAACTGTTGTTTTGTGATGGATGGATACCCAACACCTTGTTGGGGAATGGAATAGGAAATGTCACTATGGTATCGCCTGATGCTAAGGTTGTTGCGGTGCCAAATTGAACAATAAAGCCACCGGGAACATCAGGAATTCGAATATAGTCATTCGCGGTGAATGTTCTTTTGCCAAAGATACTAATTAGCCCAACCAGCGAAACCAGCTTATCCGCAGTTCCCACCTGCATTTCCGCATTAGTTGCAATGCCCTTTTTAGCCGCGTCGCCTAAACCAAGGTTTTTTAGACTTAGATATTTACTGGTTCATTTTTCCTATAGCTTACCTGCGACAAACTTAACTTATTTTATGAGGGAAATAAGATGCTTATAGGCTATATCAGGGTGTCAACAAGTGACCAAAATACAGAGTTACAACGCAATGCATTGATTAGCGCAAATTGCGTACAGATTTTTGAGGATAAAATAAGCGGGAAATCGTCAGAACGACCGGGCTTAAAACGTGCAATGCGTGCAATGTCCGAGGGAGATACATTGGTTGTGTGGAAACTCGACCGATTAGGGCGCAGTGTTCGCCACCTAATTGCACTGATAGAAGAGTTAAAAAACCGTGGTGTGCATTTTCGCAGTTTGACCGATAGTATTGATACCAGTACCGCTATGGGCCGTTTTTTCTTTCATGTTATGTCTGCGTTAGCTGAGATGGAACGCGAATTAATAGTGGAGCGCACTCTTGCAGGTTTGGCCGCTGCAAGAGCCGAGGGGCGAATAGGCGGTCGCCGCAGGATAATGACAACTGAAGTGATTGCGCGGGCCAGGCGTATGTTTGCAAATGGTGCTAGCCTGCATCAAGTGGCTTTGGTTCTCGATGTGTCACCTAAAACTATTTACAAATACTTCCCCGCAGAGGAACGCCGAAATCTAATATAAAAGCCATGCTATGAGAAACCCATTGGTTTCTCATGTTTCTGTGTTCTATGTGTTACGACCATTTTTATCGGTTTTTCTCGTTGTGCCAGCCCCCACAAAACACCCATTGAATGCCCCCCGTGCGGTAACCCGTCACCATACTCTCACCCTCAATCAACAGAGAGTTAATCTATGAGTGATTACCATCACGGCGTCCGCGTTCTCGAAATCAACGAGGGGACGCGTGTCATTTCCACTATTTCCACCGCCATTGCCGGCATGGTCTGCACCGCCGAGGATGCCGACGCGGCAGCCTTTCCCCTTGATACCCCGGTACTGATTACTGACGTGCTGGCCGCTGCCGGTAAAGCCGGTAAAAAAGGCACACTGGCGGCGTCATTGCTGGCGATTGCGGAACAGGCCCGCCCGGTCACGGTTGTGGTTCGCGTGGCTAGCGGCAAAGATGAGGATGAAACCACGTCTAATATTATCGGCGGCGCTGACGAGAACGGCCGCTACACCGGTATGAAAGCGTTGTTAGATGCGCAATCTGTCACCGGCGTTCGCCCACGCATTCTCGGTGTGCCGGGGCTGGATAATCAGCAAGTATCCACCGCGCTGGCGAGTATCTGCCAGCAGTTGCGCGCCTTTGGCTATATCAGCGCGTATGGCTGCAAGACTATTTCAGAAGCGATGTTATACCGCGAGAATTTCAGCCAGCGTGAGTTGATGTTGATTTGGCCGGACTTCCTGAGCTGGAACACTACCGCCAACAGTACAGATATTGCTTATGCCACTGCCCGCGCGCTGGGCCTGCGTGCCAAGATTGACCAAGAAACCGGCTGGCACAAAACCCTGTCTAACGTCGGGGTGAATGGCGTGACCGGTATCTCTGCCAGCGTCTACTGGGATTTGCAGACCGTCGGCACTGACGCTGACTTACTTAACCAAGCCTGCGTAACAACGCTAATCCGTAAAGACGGCTTCAAGTTTTGGGGTTCGCGCACCTGCTCCGATGATCCACTGTTTGCTTTCGAGAACTACACCCGCACCGCACAAATTTTGGCTGACACCATGGCCGAGGCGCAGTTGTGGGCGATTGACCGCCCGATGCATCCGACGCTGGTTAAAGACATGATTGGCAGCATCAATGCCAAATTTCGCGAAATGAAATCCGCCGGGCTGATTATTGACGGCGCTTGCTGGTATGACGACAGCGCCAACGATAAAGATACCCTGAAAGCGGGCAAATTGTTTATCGATTACGACTACACCCCAGTGCCACCACTGGAAGA